TAAAGAAGAACGTATTGCCTCTGCTCTTGAACATCGTTACGATAATCAGGTGATATGGCATGCTAAGGGTGGTTATACAGAAGTATTAGAGGAGGAGCTTATTCTTGCTAGACCACCGCATGATGATGTGAAGGATGCGCTGGCTTCAGTAGTCGAGATTGCTATAAAGCCTAAGAGAAGTTCTTATGACATTACAAGAAAATCAAATATTATCTATAACACGCGCTTTGGCGGTGTGTCCTTTAGTTAAGGAATAAAATGAGTAGAACACCTTTAGAACTCCCTAATTTTAATATAGACCAACGAGCGCAGTATATTTCTGATCTTTGGATTACATACTATAGTCAGAAAAGGGAATGGACGGAAGATAAGAAAGAACTCCGTAATTACATTTTTGCCACTGATACTCGTAAAACTACTAATCAGCAACTCCCTTGGAAGAACTCCACAACGCTCCCAAAGCTTTGTCAGATCAGGGATAATCTTCATTCCAATTATATCTCAGCCTTGTTTCCTAATGATGACTGGCTTTCTTGGGAAGGGTATAGTAAAGCTGATTCCGTACGTGGAAAAGTAGAAGCTATTCAAGCTTATATGGCGAATAAAACTCGTGAGAGTGACTATCGTCAGACAATTGATAAAGCCTTATATGATTATATTGACACAGGTAACAGTTTCGGTATCGTCTCTTATGTAGACTCTTTTGTAGAGAATGATGAGGGGAAGAAGACCAATACATATACTGGACCTAAAACAACTCGTATTTCTCCGCATGATATTGTATTTAACCCCCTTGCTGAATCATTTGAAGATTCTTTTAAGGTGATTCGCTCTGTTCTTTCTATTGGACAACTAGTAGATAAGGCTAAGAGTGATGCGGACTTTGTTAATGTTGAACAAGTATTAAAGTTCCGTAAACAAGCTTTAACTGGTAAAGGTCCATTTAGTATGGAAGAAGCGGATAAGCTTGAAGGTCTCACGATTGACGGGTTTGGAAGCTATACTGAGTATCTTCAGAGTGGATATGTAGAAATTCTTGAGTTCTACGGAGATATTTTTGATAGAGAGACAATGGAGCATCGTACCGGACGTATTATCACTATTATGGATCGGATGCATATTCTTCGTGATATCCCATTCCCTAGCTGGCTTGGGAAAGCTCCAATTGTACACTGTGGATGGCGTACTCGCTCAGATAATCTATGGGCTATGGGGCCATTAGATAATCTTGTGGGTTTGCAATATCGTGTAGACCACTTAGAAAACCTTAAAGCAGATGCTATGGATTTAGCTGTTCTCCCTCCGTTGAAGATTAAAGGGGAAGTGGAAGAGTTCGAATATGGCCCGCTTTCTAGAATCCACATCGATGAGAATGGGGATGTAGAAGAGCTTGCTAAGAACGCTCAATGGGTGATTCAAGCTAATAATGAGATTAACTATCTTACTACTCTCATGGAGCAGTTTGCAGGTGCTCCTAGCGAAGCTATGGGTATTAGAACTCCAGGTGAAAAGACTAAATACGAAGTTCAAAGTCTAGAGAATGCGGCAGGTAGAATCTTTCAAGAAAAGGTTACTAATTTCGAAATTAATTATATTGAGAAGTCTTTGAATATGATGCTGGAAGCAGCTAAACGTAATTTCGACGGCAATGATGTTGGGAAGGTCATGGATGAAGATTTAGGAGTTCAACGTTTTATTGAAATTACTAAAGACGACATCACTGCATCCGGTAAACTTCGGCCTATTGGTGCTAGACACTTTGCTGCTCAAGCACAACTTGTTCAGAACTTAACACAACTTTATAACTCCCAAGTGGGACAGATGATCCTTCCGCATACTTCAGGAAAAGAGCTCTCTAAACTAATTGAAGAAGTTATGAATGTTAAACGTTACTCTTTGTATAAACCTAATGTAGCAATCTTTGAGCAACAAGAGCTTCAAAGACTTGCTAACCAAGCTCAAGAAGATTTGAACACTGAACAAGGGCTTACGACACAACCGCAAGGTATTCCACCACAATGAAAACAATCATTACGGGTGGTTTAAAGGGAGACGCTATCCAAGAGGTAACTTCTTCTTTTAAATCAAGCAGGGTTATCAGAGAACGTATAATTGATATTTTACGTAAGAAGATTGATACGTCACGAAGAGAATCAAGAAAGAAGGAGTATTCTGATGCCTCTTGGGCGTATTCACAGGCAGACGCCATTGGGTACGAAAGAGGTCTTGAAGAAGTAATTTCTATTCTATCCGAAGGAAAAACAGGAAAGTCTGACTAATTATTAGTATAATTACTAGTATTTTAGAAGATAAATAATATATATATATATTGATATTAAATATAATATTATATATTATTATATAAGTATACTTACATAAGGATATAAAACTATATGTCTACCGACAATAGTATTTTTGAAAAGAATAATAATAATTCGGAAACCCCGAATAATGATAAAACACCAGAAGGCGGTAATACTGGTGGCGTTCCTGCTGGTACTCAGTTTGAAGACCTTCTCTCTGGTATCAAGAATGAACGTGGAGAGCGTAAATACGCTAATGTTGAAGAAGCGCTTAAAGGCGCAGCACATGCTCAAAGTTACATCCAACAACTACAAAATGAAGTCTCCCAGTTAAAGGGTGGTTTGGAAAAGGTTGAAGCTGTCGAAGCTAAATATGTAGAAATTCAACGTGCTATGGATGCTCTCATCTCTAAGCAACAAGAACCGGGAACACCACCCGTGAAGTCTGTTAGTGAAGATGATATTTCCGCGATTGTTAATAATGTACTGACTAGTAAACAAAAAGAGCAGATCATGTCTGAGAACGTTAAATCGGTTACTCAGAAGATGGTTGAGAAGTTTGGTGCAGATGCTGAGAAAGTATTCTATACCAAAGCTGCTGAAATGGGTATGACTCCAGAGTCTTTTAATGAACTTGCAAAGACCTCTCCGCAAGCGGTATTAAATCTTATTGGAATCAATTCACAAGGGAAGCCAAGCAACTCCCAACCAGTTACATCTACCCAAAATACTAGCGGTATTACCCCTAATGAGGAATCCCATTTAGGTCGTTCTAAGTTCAGTATCCTCAATGGCTCCACCACTGCTGATTTAATGCAAGCGGTAGAAGATGCCAAGAAAATGACTACGGAACTTGAAGCTTTAGGGCTTAGTTCTGCTGACTTGTCCGATCCTAAAAACTATCGCAAATACATGCAAGGAAAATAATTAATGGCTAATAACCGCACTAATACTCAGTCTTTTATTGAAGCTGAGATTTATAGCAACTTCATCCTGAAGAACCTTCACGACGGTATGCTCCCGGAGATGTTTACTCGTTAAGACATGGCGAGATAGTTTATCTTAATAACTGGAACGCGAAAGCCAACCAGAGGCAATTTTTAATTTTAACGGAGGCTCAGAAGAGCTATGTTTAAAAATGTGAAATATTATGCGGGTTTGTTGGACTCAGATGGGTCAATTACACTGCATGTACATAAAACTTCTAGGAATACTTTTTTCTGTTACCCCAAGATAACTTTTTCACAAATAACTCATAGGAATTTTATATTTAAATCTTTCTGTGATTATTACTCAGTAGAAATTTGTGAAACGTCTAGGTTTGATAAGAGAACTGGCAAAACGTATGAAAGCAGTTCTGTTTCACTGACAGGAACTAAAGCCAGAAGTTTTTTAAATGAAGTTAAGCAGCATTTAGTTATAAAGAAAGATTTGGCTGAATTCTTGCTCAGTATCTCAGGTGAGGAAGTTTCTCAAGAGGTACTGAATGAATACAGATCAAATATAAAAATACTACGGGATAGTAAAACCCTATCTGATAAAAACTTCCCATCCCGTAAGTGGATGGCAGGTTATATTGATGGGGATGGGCATATCGGAAGCAGTTTTAGAAAGAGAGATGGTAATTTATCTTTTTCCATAACCATCACTTCTAATATAAATGATCCGCAAGGTATTTATCTTATTAATAGGGTGTTTGGTGGATATATCGTAACGTCTGAGAATACGTTAAGATTAATAGTTCCTCTAACAAACATAACTAAAGCTGAAGAATTCATAACTTATTTTAATTCACATTTAATCTTGAAGAAACCTCAATTCGATTTTGTTCTATCAGTCCTTAGAAAAGGAGAGCATAGGATTAGAAAAGGGGCCACATATGAAAGCAATCTTGCTATACACAAGAAACTTCAAGAGTTAAAAAAGCCGCAACGACTAAGTGATAAACCTGCTGAGGCAGAAGCTATAGTCTAAAAAGTTGTAATACTTTTAGGATGTCACAGATTTCGGTCGGGGCACTACGCTTAACATCCCGACTATCGGTACTGTGACTATTCAGGATGGTGCTGAAGAAGTTCCGTTTGAGTACCAGCCGATTGAGTCTGGTACGATCACCATGACCATCGCTAACTATGTAGGCAACGCTCATTACATTCAATAAGTGGTGTAATTAAAACTTTTGGTGAATAACGGGAAAGTGATAGTAACTGACCCGAGAGAAGTATCTAATTTGTCTAAGCAGCTAAGGAGTTAGCTATGATTGATTTTAAGTATTTTGCAGGTTTTATTGATGCTGATGGTTCTATTCAAGCTCATGTTCAGAAAGTAAAAAATGGGGATGGTTTTTATGTCCACCCAGTTGTATCTTTGAGCCAGAGAAAGTTTAGAGCACAGAATCTCGAAGAAATTGCTGATTTCTATGATTTAAGTGTTTGCGAGGAATCTCGTAATCCTGAAATGGTTGAGGTTAGGATTTCTGGGGATAAAGGAAGAAGACTTCTAGAGCAGATCAAGAAGCATCTAGTAATTAAAGATGAACTAGCGGAATATATTCTCAACCTTGAGCGTAGAGTTTATACGCAGGAAGAGGTTGATACAATTCGACAAATTATTAAAACCTTACGTAAGAAGAACGTCTCCAATAAGAATTTCCCATCTAGAAAATGGATGGCAGGTTATATTGATGGAGACGGTTGCATACAAGCTTATATTTACAGAACTGGTTCAGTTAAGTCACACTTGACAATCACTTCTTGGAATGAAGCGCAAGCAGGTTTAGAGCTTATAAGAAAATCTTTTGGTGGTTGTATTATCCATCATGGAAATGCTTCTAGGCTTCAAATATCTTTTACACCTAGTAAGGTACGAGAACTCTACGACTATTTTGGTAAGCATCTTAGGATTAAGAAGGACCAAATGATATTAGCTCGTGATTACATCGGTAATAATAGGCACTCCAAAAGAAATGGAGCTACTGATGAACAAAATAAAAAGTTCTGTGATACACTCGCAACGACTAAGTCCGAAAGTCCGAAAGGGATGCTATAGTCTGAAGATTTGAAATAATCTTATGTACGGATGAACTCCGTGAAGATGGTTACAACATTGAAGCTCTTATGGCTGAATATTCAGCTGAAGAACTTCGTGCTATTCAAGAGGTTCGAGAATCTCGTTATCTGTCTGTTTGCAACTCTGCACAGACCAATGCTGATCCTAATAACATCAATGGTTTTGCTCACCGTATTGGTTCTACCGCCTCTGGTAATGTGGCTCAGCTTTCCGACATTATCAGTCTGAAGCTTGCGTTTGATAAAGCAAATGTCCCTGCTGGTGGCCGTGTTCTGATCGTTGATCCGGTGGTTGGTGCTACTCTTGACGGGCTTGTTTCGATCGGTCGTGATGTTACCCCGTTTGCTGAGCGTATTCTTGCTCAAGGCTGGGCACGTGACCATCAGTTCCTTATGGACCTGTACGGTTTCACCATTATCACTTCTAACCGTCTCCCGAAAGGTACTTTCTCGGATGGTACTACTTCGGTTACTGGTGGTGTTGCTAACATCGCTATGTGTGTTGCTTCTGACCAGACTAAGCCTGTGATGAGTGCTTGGAGGCGTATGCCCAAGGTTGAGGGTGAACGTAATAAAGACCTCCGTCGTGATGAATTTGTTATCTCTACCCGGTATGGTTTTGGTGCCCAACGTGTAGATACCCTCGGTGTCTATATCACTTCGGCCTCTAACTACTAATAAGGGATTTAATAATGGGATATGAAAATAATAATGGACTGAATGTCCATAATCAATACGGTGTTCGTGAAACTGGTGGTACTGTAGGTAAGCTGGATCATGACGGAGTTGTTGCTTCTGTAGCTTTCAGTTTTACTGGTGAGTCCCTTAATAGTGGATTTGTGCCCCCGGTGTACATCCCGAAGGGTGCACGCTTTGTTCGAGCATTGCTTCGTGTAGACGAGGCTTTTGTTGTTACAGGTACTTCACCGACGCTCCGTGTTGGTGCAGAGGGTAGTATTGCTACTAACGGCGTCGTAATTACTGAAGCTGAGCTTGAGAATGTCGGCTCTAAAGCTATTGCTTCTTCGGGGGCAGGTACTTGGAGTTTTTCTAGTTCGACTGGTACTACGGTAGCTGCGAAACTTGATTTCGATCTTGGTGGCACTTCCCCGGCAGTTGCTTCTACGAGTGGTAAAGCAACTTTGGTTCTCGAATATTTCGATGTAGCCAAGGGTTAAACTCAGAAGGGGGCTACGGCCCCTTTCTTTTTATAGGTATTATAATGACAATTAACCATGTTGATATTTCCGACCCTAATGTCCATGAACCTAAAGGAGTATCTACTGCTACAGCAAATAAAGTATATGTGAGTGATGGAGCGGGTAGCGGCTCTTGGCAACGAGTTGCATATGACTATGCTTATGGGTCAATGACTATTACCAACAACACAACTGCTTTTGCTGTTACAGCAGGGGACTTGGCTGATAATAACGATTATTCTTTATTTACTGGGACAGGTGCGCCTTTAGCCGGTGAAAGTTTAGAAAGTATTACTTTCTCTGTTGATAGGCTTACAGTCCCTTTTACTGGTATTTATGAGATTATCACTTACGCTAATATTAGCGGTTTCCCCTCATCTACTGCTAAAGTAGGGATTAAGTATAAAATCAATAACACTACATTTAGTACCCGCAGTCCAATTATTAAGTCAGCAGTTTCTTCTGCTGAAGCTCAGATTATTGGATGCGGTTTGATCTCCCTTACTGCCAATGATTATCTCCAATTGTTCCTTTGTTCAGATACAACGGGGAGTGTGACGGTTAGGGATATGAATACAGTTCTGAAACTTGTTCGTAGGACTTCCTGATGAAAAGAACTTTATTAGAGATCACGCAAGAAATCTTGAATGAGATGGATGCAGATAATGTTAACAGTATTGATGATACCATTGAATCTCAACAAGTAGCTGAAATAGTGAGAAGTTGTTACAATGAAATGATTTCTAATAGAAATTGGCCTCATTTAAGGAATCTTATTCAATTTGAAGCTTCAGGAACCGTTTCAAAGCCTTCTCATATGAAGCTCCCAGCAAACGTAAGGGAGCTTTCTGAAGTGAAATACGATGTCCGTAAGGCTTCCTCTGGTAAAAAAGAGTTTCGAACAATCTCTTACATGGAACCACAAGAGTTTCTTTCGTATATTGCTAGTAGGGATAGTCTCGCAAGCGATGTTCAGGTTGTAAACGATTTCTCTGGTGTGCAACTTTTAATTTATAATGATTTAGCCCCTAGTTATTATACATCTTTTGATGATGAATATCTTGTTTTTGATTCTTTTAATTCAAGTATTGAATCAACATTACAGCAATCAAAAACACAAGGGCTCGCTTATATAGAGCCTGAATGGTCACATGAAGATGGGGCATATCCTGACCTCCCTCCTGATGCTTTTTCGAAACTTATCGAAGAAGCGAAAAGCACTGCATTTCTCACCCTTAAACAGATGGCAAATGAAAAAGCAGAGCAAAGAGCAGCTAGACAGGGGAGATGGCTTGCTTTGAAATCGTGGAGAGTTGATGGTTCATTAAAAACACCTAATTATGGTAGAAAATGATGGAATATAGATATAGCACTTTTATTATTAAACCCGATGAAAAACTTCCGACGCTTGTTCGAGTTGTAACTTCTGGACGTGGTGGGAAAATTCCATCTGTTCTTAGTGGATTGTTTACCTCTGTTGAAATTGCTAAGACAATTATTGATAGATATAATAGTGAACGGAAAGGTGTAAATAATGTCGACGAAGCAGTCAGCAAGGATTGAAGTAAACCGTTTTGTTCAGGGTTTGATTACAGAAGCTTCTCCCTTAGATTTCCCACAGAATGCCACTATTGATGAAGAAAACTTTACTTTAAGCAGTAATGGGAAAAGAGAACGTCGGCGTGGGATGGATTTCGAAAATGATTATATTCTGCGCCCGTCTGGGATATCTTCTACTGATATTTCTTCATCCAGTATTAACTCTTTTAATTGGGAGAATGCTGGCGGTGTTTCTGAAAATGAATTTATTGTAATCCAATTTGGAAATAAAGTTTTATTTTATGATGCGAACAGTGATTCACTATCTTCCGATGATTATAAAGGTGAATTTTTAATCGACACACCCTCAGATAGTAAATTCTCTTTCGCATCTGTTAATGGTTTCTTAGTTGTAGCTACCTCTGAAGAAGACCTTACAATTATTGAATACCGGGATGAGGGTTTCTATTCTTCATCGGAAAGACTTTTAATCAGAGATTTATTCGGGGTTGAGGATGTTTATACTACGGACCTTGTAGCTACAATTCCTGCAGGGGCTCTTGAACAACCTATTGTTTTTAATAGAAGCACTCAATCCATTACTTGTGCAGATTCTGATTTTGATTCCTTCACTGTTCTTTCTGCTGGTGACTATGTAATTTTCAAAGGAACTAAGTCTAATAACAAGACTTTCCTTGTAAATAGTTATGACAGTGGCTCTAACACTTTATATGTACAAAGTGGTGTTATTGATGAAGTAGATAAGCAGGGTGTTTATAATGAAGAATATATCGTTTATGTAGATCAGTATGATGCTCAAGTAGAAGAAGTTAGGACCCGTGATGTAACATATAATGAAGCTGCTAAAGTTTCTGTAAGCATCTATGGATCATCTAACACAACGAGAGATTTATTAGACGATGAATACCTAAATTATCGTCCCGCAGGTATTACAAATACACATACGTACAACCTATCTAATCAGTCTTGGGCGATTCCAAGAAGAACAGAGACATCCTCTTTAACCGATCCTATTACAGATTACTACACTGTAAAAAGTAAGTTCCCATCTAACACTGATATGATTTGGAATGGGCTTTCCTATGAAGCAGGGAACTCTGCTGCGTCGATTAATACCTCTCCTAAAGAAACATTCTTTCCACGATTAATAGATGAACGTAGTGATGGTATCGCAGCCGCTGCAAAAGGGTTCTTTATTATTGACGCACTTAGACGTGGGGAATCTAGGTTAGCAGCCTTTGGTGAAAATAAGAATAACTATCCACAAATTAATTCTTCTGTAACCTCTCTACCATCTGATATTACACCGGGTGGCCCTTCTATTATCACTGAGTACGCCGGTAGAGTTTTTTATTCAGGTTTTTCGGAAGAAGTTTTGGATGGTGATAATAGAAGCCCAACACTTTCAAGTTATATCCTTTTTTCTAAGTTGGTGACAATCACTTCAGATATTTTTAAATGTTTCCAAGAAGGTGATCCCACTTCAAGAGAGTCTAGCGATATTATTGATACTGATGGCGGGTTTATTCGTATTTCCGGTATTAAGAAAGTATTGGCAATGGAAACCTTAGATGATGCTCTGTTTATTATTGCTGATAATGGCGTGTGGATGGTTAAAGGTGGTAGTGATGACGGGTTTAAAGCAACAAATTATTTAACTAAGCGCCTTTCTAGATATGGTGCAACGAGTGGGGATAGCGTTGTAATTGATGGGTCAAGCCTGTATTATTGGGCTGATGACGGTATATATGTAATTACTAAAGATCAATACGGGGATTGGGTAGTTAAGAGCTTAACAGACGAATCAATTAAATCTTTCTACGATAATATCTCCCCTGAATCTAAGGTTTCTTGTAAAGGTATTTATGACCCTTTCGAGAGAAAGATTACATGGCTATTCCAATTTACTTCGGATATAGACAACCCTGTTGATGTAAGAGAGCTTGTTTTTGATATACGTTTAGGGGCTTTTTATCCTATTCGTGTGTTCCCTTTGGATACTAATTCACCCATTATTGTGGGATTGGTTAAAACAGGTGCATTCACATCTAACACAACTCAAGAATTTGTCTATTCAGATTCTGAACCTATTTTAGTTGGGTCGGATGCTGTTTATATCAACCAGCTTATAAGTGATAATAAGCTAAAATCTGTAAAATACATCACCCTAAAAAGATTGGATAGTGGGGATATTTATTATTCATTCTCCTTGTATACCAATACTTCTTTCAAGGATTGGGAAAAAGTTGATGGGGTAGGTAAAGATGCATACGCTTATATAGTTACAGGGGCTACTACTGGTGGGGATTCTTCTATACACAAGCAAGTGCCTTATCTTGTTATGCATTTTGAACGTACAGAGACAGGTTTTGAGCTTGTTAATGGGGAGGTTACACCAGAGAATCAATCGGCTTGTTTAGTAAGTTCTATGTGGGATTGGTCTAATACTTCTAATTCTAACAAATGGAGCCCCTCTTTCCAAGCTTATAGGTATAGACGGGGATATATTCCAGAAGGTTTAGCTGATCCGTATGATACAGGATTTGAACTTATCACTACAAGAAATAAGATTCGTGGGCGTGGCAGAGCTTTCTCTTTTAGAATGGAGACACAGCCCGAGAAAGATTGTCGTATATTAGGATGGAGTTTATCAGTTAATGGGAACCGTGTCACATAAAATTGTTGAAGTCAGTGTTAAAACTATTCAAGATTTTAATAAAGGTCTTTTAGAAAAACATTGGGAAGAGCTTGCCAGTAACAAAGAGCTTATTAAGTTGAACCCCGATTGGGATAAATATTACACGTTTGAGAAACTAGGTGTAATCAAGTCTTTGGCAGTGTTTGTTGAGGACAAAATGGTGGGATATTCCTGTGTTATACTTCAACCACATCTACACTATTCCGATGATTTATATGCTTTTGTTGATGTAGTTTATGTAGACCCTGAATATCGTATGTCTGGTGTTGGTTTAAAATTATTAAATGCGATAGAGAATCAGGCTAAAGAAGCTGGTGCATCCATCATTATACATCATGTTAAAACAAACCATATGACTTTAGGGAATATATTAGAGACACTTGGATATAAACAGTTTGAAATAAATTATTCAAAAAAATTAAAGGAATGATATGGGTCTGGTAGCCTCCGTAAGCAGTTTGGTTTTGGGCGGTGTTTCCACTATTCAACAGCAAAAACAGCAAAAAAAGGCTCAGCGAGCTCAAGAAGCAAGCCGGGAGGAGCAACGTAAAGCTCAAGCGGAGGCTAAAGCTTCGGAGGCTGAACGAGCCGCAAGAGAGAGAAGGCAACAGGTACGGGAAGAACGTATAAAACGTGCTCAGATTATTCAAGCAAGTTTTAATTCTAGGGTATCTGGCAGCTCTGGTGAACTTGGCGGAGCTAGTAACTTAGCGTCACAACTTTCTTCTAATTTAGGTTTTAATTCTTCCCAAATTAGGCACGGAGAAAACATTTCTGTGTTTAATAATAATGCTAGTATTTTTGACCAACAAGCTGCTAATGCTATTAGTCGAGCAAACACTTTTGGGGCAATTGCGGGGTTAAGTTACAGTATTTTTAATGCATCAGGGGGTTTCAATCAATTGTTCCCTAGTGTACAAGCTCCTGCACCTGTTTCGAGCTTGCCTATTACTCCAGTAGGGAAATAATGAATATTCTTGAACAACTTTCTAATCAGCAAGAAGTAAATTTAGATAATATGTACGGAAGTGAAAAACCTTCTACAGTTATCCCTAAATCTACTATAGAGAATAAAGCTGCCAAAGCTGCCCTCCTTTCTGACGACCCTTTAGGGACTTTCCAACAAATCTATAGTGAACTCTCAAGTGGAAATACAGAGGGGTATCAGCAAAAGCTAAATGATGTAGCATCTAAAAATGAAGGATTAGATAGGCAATCCGCTCTTTCTATTTTAGGTGATTATTCACTACCTCTTGAACAAAAGCAGCGAGCTATTGAGTTTTTAAGAACAAACAGAGGTGTTGATATTGGCCAACATCTCCAAGTAAAAGCGGCTTCTTCTGATATTTCTGGAGAGACTGTTGAAGAAGAAGCTGTGAGATATTACAATGGTGTTGATGTTTTCGGCCCCGTATATGATTATCGTAAACAACTTCAAGCTGAGAAAAATAAACACGGTGCTTCTTTAAATAGTGATTCATTAACTGCACTAGATAGCTTCCTTGAAATTATCCTCCCATTCGCTACTACTTCGGTGGGTGCAGATGAGATTTATAAAATTAGAGAAAGACTGACAGGGGATGGGGAGAAAGTTATTTCCACTATATTCCCCGGTGAGTCGATAGTAGCTGCGCGGGAAGCGCTTAGTAAGATGCCTGTGCAAGAAAGGGTAGCGGCAATCAAGAGTGTTTTTGAGATATTAAAAAATAATGATGGTATTCTGATTTCTGATGATAATGATTATCTTGAATACCTCTTAACAAGTTCTCTACTTGAAGATTATAGTAATTTCGATAGATTTTTAGATAATGCAGCAGGTATTCTTGACTTGATCGGTTTAGGGGGTTTAATTAAAAGCTCTTCTAAACTAATCCGTGGTGCTTCAACAGTGAAAGCAAATGCTCATCTCGGAAATACTGCTCTTGAGAGCCCTATTCGTCAGACAGAAATGGTTAACTCTGATGCAGCTAGGAACCAATTTGCCGCTGTTGTGGAATCAGAAAGTGATGATGTTTCTAGAGGATTAACAGGAACGTCAAGAGATGAGTTTATTTTTGAAGAAACAATGCCACAAGTAGATGCTGGAGAAGGTGTTGTAATTGCTAAAACCCCAAACATCCAAGAAAAAATCCTTGTAGACAAACGTGTTACTCAGGTTTTGTCCGATGAAGGCGGTATTTATGCCACTCCGAGGGAATTTAATTCTGCCAAAACAGCGCTTATCGGTAAACTGAAATCTACTACTGACTTAGTTATCAACGACTCTATGACCTCCTACCGCCGTGACGGTAAAACTCATGTATTCAGTGGTGTCTATGGAATGCGCGATGGCGGCTTCTTAAGCGCACAGGACGCTGTATCTCAGATGCGTTATGCCCTTAGAGATTTTGAAGTGAGTGATGATAGCATTAAAATCATGAAACGGAAAGGGAGTGTGTACGAAGAAGTTCCGTTTAAAGATGTTGAAAGTTTAGATGGTGATTATGTTATCAACTTTAGTGTAAAGAGAGATATAGATATTACTGATGTAACTGACATAGAAGCACAGTCAGTTAAACGTAATTTCTTTGATCGTATCCCTGCATTAGTTAGCACTAAACACGGAAGCTTTGCTAGGCATTTACTTGATGTTGAGAGTATGCTTTCGCCAACCATTACTAAATCAGCATCTACTCAGGTTGATAAAGCTGTACGTCTTGATAAAATCCTTCTAGAGCCTTTCTCTCAATTCTCTAAGAACTTTATGGGCATGGACAGTGTAAGGCGCCAGAAGATTATGGATTATCTGATGGAGGCTAATGATAATGGTATTGAATTCTCCATCACTGATCTAAAAGCTAGAGGTTTTGAAGATTCTGAAATTGTAAATTTGAAATTATGGAAACAAGGATGGGATAATGTCTACTATCTTGAGAATAGAGATTTAGGAAGAACATTAACTCACCAAGGTTTTAAAGTATTAGAAGATGTAGGAGGGACCAAGCTTTTCTTGAAACCTGTCGGGAAGGTTCATGATGCTGGTAATGTATTTGATCCTGTTACTAATACTGTACGTAAACTTACTAAAGAAGAGATTGACAAGCTTTATGAAGATGGCGGGACATTAGCACGTCTCCGTAATACTGAGAGCTTTGATGGAGAAGTTGTTAACTATGTAAAGGTTAATAACAGCCCCACAAGTTACTTACGAAGTATTAGCTCTCAAGATCAAATTCTTAACTACCGTCATGGATACTATCAACGTATCTATAAAGCTCCTGTATTCGTAGTGAAGAAATTTAAGGGGTACGAAAGAGCTATCGGGGTGGCACCTGACACTAAAACTGCTAAAATGTATCTTAGTAAGGAAGCAGCCAAAGAAGGAAAGAGTGTAGAAGAGTTCGGTTTCTATCGAGAAGATAGGAATGCCCTTAACATTGGCAGAGATGAATATTGGGAGTTAAACAGAGAGAGTGGCCGCATTGCACAGCGTAGACGTGGTGAGAAGCTTGCTGATAGTGGTGCGGAAGTTCAGATTGGTAAGACAGACTCTTTTGTATTAGACCCTGTAGAAAGCGCTATACGGGCCGCTAGAAGCATTTCCGGTCGTGCCATGACTAGGGAGAGCTTGGAGTATTCTAAAGCCCGTGTAATGCGTCAATATGGGCACCTAATGCCTTCCCGTAATGGTCAGAAGTATTGGCCTTCTTCTGCTGATGAGATTGGGAGAGAAGCTAAGTATCGCAAAGAAGCAGCAGATGCACGTTCAGCTTGGTCGCATCTCACCTATCTTGAAAATGGTTATATCAATAGTATTGACGAAGGTTTCAAAGCTGTAATGAATGGTATGGCTGGTATTCTGGGAGAGATGGGTGCTTATGCTAGGCTTGAGCGTGGGGCTAGAATGTTAGCCGAAAGCTCTCCTACTCAGATGGCTAAGAGTTTAGCTTTTAATGCATATCTAGCTTTAAACCCTCTTCGGCAGCTTATTGTTCAGAGCCATCAAGCTGTTAGAAATATTGCTTATAATCCGAAAGCTGCTATTCAAAGTTCTGGAGATTTGTCGGAATGGGCTGCTTGGGTTGCCTCTAATAAAACGATGAAAGAGACCCCTTTCATTAAGTTTGTGAGAGAAACAGGAATGCTTGATGCCGTTGACAGGCACAATCTTGTTAGAGGTAGCCTGTCGGATATGGCTGATTCAACAAATGCAGTCAAACGCTTAATTGGTAAGACAAAACGTGCAACGGTTGATGTTGCTCGTAAATTTGGTTTTGATGTCGGTGAACAGATGAACCTATTAAGCGCCTTAGCAACTGTACGTCGCAAATATATCAATCAAGGGGTTGATATTACAAAAAAAGAAGTACGTGATGCAGTAGCTGCCGAAGCCCGTTCCCTCACTTACAGCATGAACTTTGCAGGTGATATGCCTTATAATCAAAACTTCCTGAATATGGCTTTGCAATTTATGCAAGTTCCACATAAGGCTATTGCACAGGTTTTTAACAGAAACCTTACTAGGTGGGAGAGAGCTAGGCTTATTTCCTTCGATTTAGCCGTGTGGGGTGTCCCAACAATCGGTATTGCAGAATACCTCGGGGTAGACATTCTCCCAGATAATCCTGAGCTAAGGGAAGTAGTCCTATATGGGGCAGAGAGTTGGTTCTTGAATGCGGTAATTGTTAAAGGGTTAACAGGTACTAAAGGAAATATTGACTTTACAACATTAGCTCCTTATGAGATGACTGGATGGGGAGAGTTTATGGTGGATATGTGGACTGGGGGGCCAGCCTCTTTAATCGCCAATAACCCTTCTGGACAACTCTTGTTTGGAAACAATCCCAGACTTATTAAACCATTCAAGAGAATGGCGGAGTTCTTCACTTTTAAAGATGCTCCTGATTTACAGCCAGACAGTGTTCTTGACATCCTGAAAGAAACTGCTTTAATCTCCTCCGGTTTCTCTAATGCCTACAAGGCATCCTTAATCTTGAAATATGGTCAACAGTTTGATCGTAAGGGATACCAAATTGATGCGAAAGCGAATAATGTTGAGGCTTTAGCTCAATTGTTCGGGTTCCCTTCTAAAGATGTTTCTGCTTTATATCGAGCAGCTAGAGACTTTGCTATTAATGAACCCGGAACAGGGTCGAGTGGGTATGAGAAAGATATTAAGAAAGTTGTTGATAGAGCTTTCGAAATTTATTCGACTAAGTTAGATGACCCGGATAGAGTTGAAATGTCAATGGGTGTTGCGAATTCGTTATTTAGTGTTTTCAAAGATGATGTATGGGCCAAGAAAATAGTAGAACGTGAAGTATTAAAGAGACTGAAATATCCTAAGCCTACTGATAGAGTGATTGAGAACGCTATTAAGTACGCTGAAGTTACAGAAACAAGTCTTGGGGAAATTACTTCTAAAATCAAACAAGCAAATCTTCCAAAAGAAGAGGAGGACATGCTTATTGAGAAGATAACATATTTGAAAAATTTACAATATGGAGATGAGTGATGGTTGATTTCAACCAATCTCTTTCTGACCCTAGAGCAGAGGGCAGTGGTTCTACGGGACGGCTTGCCCCTGTTGCTCCTGCAAATAATTCAGCATCAATTGCTAAATTGGCTGGAGGGTTGATAGATAATTTCGCTGTAGCTCTAGGGAATTATAAGAAAGAGAAAAAAGAAGTTGTAGAAGATGCTATTGTAGGTGACTATGTAAGAAGTGTTTCTGCTATTAATAATGGCATTGCTTCGGGGGAGATTAAACCTTCTCAAGCTAGTACAAGATTAAGAGCCTTAAATAATCAGTATTATGCTGCACACCCAAATCTCATTAAGAGATTCGGGGAAGCTAACAACATCCTTGAGCAAGATACAGAAGTTGGGTTAGCCTTAGAGCAAGAGAAAGCCACAAGAGATGCTCTTAATACAGAAATAGGGGAGATGATTAAAGTAGGTGTAAATATCTTTCCTGGAATGCCTGAAGAAGATATTGAGGTTCAACGAAGAACTTTCCGCTATAATAATCAAGTTAAGGCTCAAGTTGAAGAACAGCGTAAAGCGCAATCTCACCAAATAGCTTTAAATACTGAAGATCGTGCAGCAACGAACTTCCAACAAAAACAAGATGCTATTGTGCTCCTAGGTCAGATGGGGAGCAAGAACGGGGATGCATTTTTATCGTACGGAAAGAGTGTTGCCGTTAACGCATTACAAACAGGTAATGTAGATGAAGCTGTCTTTAATATCAGAGCTTACGCTTCCAGACTTATAAACGAGGCGCGACAAGCTTCTTTAGGTAACAGCGAACTTGCTTCAGGATATGTGTCTTTATATGAAGGTATTAGTAACTCTCTTATTGAGTCTATTACTAAAAAACAATCCACTGAAGCATTAAGTAATAACTTGTCTTCATTTAAGAACCAGTTAGTTCTTATGGCAGGCCAATCGAACCCTGAAGTAGCAAGGATGATTGCTCTTTCCGAGATTACTAAAGGTAATTATATCGGCCAAATGATTGATAGCACAAGAATTGCTCAGCTAATCTCTTTCACTAAAGATGGGAAAGGTAATATGGTGCTTGGGGGTGATCTTGATTTTCCCACAACCCAAACTGCTAAGAATGCTATTCGGGGTTTTAGTAAAAACACTAGTAATGAAAAACTTGCTAAAGAAACCGAAAATATTATTAGCACGCTTTTAAATTCAGCGGCAGCTTCTGAAATCTATGAAGCATCCCCTGCTGATTTTAAAGCTTTTACTGATTTCGTTGCATCTGATGAATTTTATCAAGCTATTCAACAAGGGCTTGTAGATCAAACTAAGATTGACAGGGCAATGATCGCTACTCAACGTATGTTTGAACAGCCTGTAATTAATAGCATTTCTGATAGATTGAATAGTACTTTTTCTTTCGGAAGTAGTTCAAATGAGAGAACCCCCATCCCTCTTGCAGATATGGTGGAGGTTTCTTATGGAGTTGGCGGTGTAGTCTTTAAAGTAAAACCTGATTTACCGTACATGAATCAGTTTACAAAACAGACATTCAATGAGATTACTAAAGGATTGGAAACTTCTCGTAAAGCCCTTAACACTCTTATTCGTATGGGGGCTCATGTTGATAATTCTAACGATTACAGGGGATATTTCGAAAAGAACAAACATATCTTACTACCGGGAATGTTTCAAGCGCCAACTGAAGATGGTTCCAAGCAACAAAAAAAAACTAGTTCAGTAGAGACTAGTTATTTTGATAAACTTGCTCAGGTGGAAAGTAGTGGTAATCCAGATGCCGAATCTCCCACTTCTTCGGCTGTTGGTTTATATCAGTTTACTGAAAGTACGTGGAAGAAAACTGTTGAAGATTTAGGGCTTGACTATTCTCTGGGGGATCGTAAAGACCCTGAGAAAAGCCGCGTTGTAATGGAAGAATTCACTGCACAGAATAGGGATATACTCTCTAGAAGATTGGGGAGAGAGCCTTCTGATACAGAGCTTTACATGGCACATTTCTTAGGGGCTTCTGGAGCGTCTAAATTCCTTTCAGCACCCCCTGATGCTAATGCAAAGGACTATGTTAGTAAGAGTGCTGCGAACTCTAATCAACCTGTATTCTATAATAGGGACGGAAGTCCACGCACTGTAGCTGAAGTGTTAGCTATGTTTAAAGATAAATTTGAAGGTGTTGATGGCTAATAAAGTTAAAAGGTTGAGACAATGATAATCCAAGACGCTATAAAGATAATCTTACCTATTCTTGTCCCTGTGGTTGGATTTAGTATTAATCAGTTTAATCAGATGAGTGTTATTGCTACAAAGATTGATACAATAGGTAAGGTGTTAGAGATTGAAGTGTCAGAGAGGAAAGAATCTACGAAAACTCTTAATGAAATTAGAGATAATGTAAACTTGAATACATATCGAATTGATAAATTGGAGAAGAAGGGTGGCCCGTAAAGGTGAATACAAGAAGGGTGCAAAGCCTGCTTCTATAGCTAAACGGAAATACAACCAATCTGCTGAACAGAAGAAGCGTAGGGCACAGAGGAATACAGCTAGACGCCGTATGGAAAAAGAGGGGAAAGTACGTAAAGGAGATGGGAAGGATGTTGACCATAAGAAGCATAAGGCTCGTGGTAAGCTGGATAACTCCCCTAGTAACTTACGTGTAATGGATAGATCAAAGAATCGTGCTAAGAATCTTGGTACTGGTGGAAGAAAGAAGAAGGGGAAGTAAATGGCAATTGAACAAAAAGGTCCGGGAGGCGTCTCTAATTCCTATGGCGTTAGAGATACAGTTGACCGAGAGAACTATAAAACGGATTCGCAATATCAAGATGTCTATGGTGGTGAAGGTGTTGCTGTCACTGCTAAAACAAATCCTGACACCGGGGAGACTGAAATAATTGGCCCGAACGGTCAGCCGATTAGTGTGGGAGGTGGTGCAGGTATTCAACCCGATGCTACCGGTACACTAGCTGGTCGTAGCTCTCATGATGGT